CACTACAACTTCCGGTAAGAGCCGCCGTAATCGTCCCAGCCGTGAAATTACCACTTGCATCACGTTTTACTACTGTATTACCAGTATTAGTAGTAGATACACCATTACCTGCAAAGGCCGCAGCGGTAATTGTTCCTGCCGTGAAATTACCACTTGCATCACGTTTTACTACTGTATTACCAGTATTAGTAGTAGATACACCATTACCTGCAAAGGCCGCAGCGGTAACGGTGGAAGAGAAAGAACCATTCCCACCAGAATCTATTTTTGTCTTTTGTAAAGTGGCGTTGTATGTTTCAATGTTACCCAAAACCTTAACTAAACTATCATTGGTGCTATTAGGGGTGAGTGTAATGCGATCGATACCTCCATTTTTTACAATTAAAGTTCCATCGGCTATAAGATTATTATTGATTTGCATTGCACCTAAAAACGAAGATGTACCATCGGCGTTAAGTTCTATGTTTAAGTCGTTACTATTTTCACCCACCCTCAATTTTGCATCCGTGTGGTATATATCAACTGTACCCGACGTGACGTCTATACCACTCGATGTCATCTGTCCAGAAAATGAAGAATTGCCGTTTGTTTGTAACATAATCTTATCAGAACCGTCATTCATAGTAAAATTTCCATTAGTCATAGCCAGGGGAGCGTGCACCGTCATGGCACCTCCGAATGAAGACGTACTCACAAACGAACATGTTCCTGCAAACGAAGAAGCGGCAGTAGATGAAACACTTAACCCATTATTCAAAAGAGTGCGACCTTCCACTTTTAATGCGGGTGTCGCCACTGTTGTCTTGGCCGCGTCCCACGCGATTATATTCGTAAAAGAACCTTGACCATCTTGATTAATGCTAGCCTTAAAATCCGAGGGCCCTTCACCCACCCTCAATTGTGCACCCGTGTGGTATATATCAACTGTACCCGATGTGACGTCTACGCCACCCGATGTCATCTGACCAGAAAATGAAGAATTGCCGTTTGTTTGTAACTTGATCTGATCGTTAGAACCGTCATTCATAGTGAACGAACCATTAGTCATAACCAAGTCATTGTTTACCTTCATGTCACCACCAAATGAAGATGTGCCAACTACTTCGAGATTATCGGTACCGGCATCACCAATTTTCACGTCACTCTTAAATACAGAGGCACCGGCTACTTCAAACGCGGGACTAGCAGTTGTGCTATTTCCACTTGCATCTACTTCTACTTTGCTAAGGAATGAACCTGTACCATCTTCCCTAAAAATAATCTTATTTGCAGACCCATTCTTCATGATAAAACTTTCACCGTTGCAATCGATATCGTTATTAACCTGCATTTTACCACCAAACGAAGAAGTACCAATTGTTTCGAGATTGTTGTTGAGTGTCATAGCTCCTCCAAACGACGATGCACCACCCACATCTAGAGTTGTGTTAATATCTATATTACCACCAAAGGAACCATTACCACTGATATCAATTTTAGTTGTACCATTACCTATATACACATTGGTTGTTGAATGAATGTTACTATCAGAAAGTAGTTTCAATAAAGATGTGTTAACTATTTCATTAGATGTTAAATTATAACCCATCATTTGAATTGTGTTACTATTGTCCTCTATCATCGGTGATATGACGAGTGTATCTGTTCTAGTTGCTCTTAATGGGTCGGATTGAGCACTTATGACAATTGATCGCTCTGTTTGCGATGCCTGTTGGGCTTGTGTGTTAAACCCAGAGAAACCGCCTATAGCGATGGATCTATTACCCATATGAGCACCGGCATTATCTCCTATAGCAATTGCAGAATTAGCCGAGTTTCCTGGACCACCATTACTTGAACCACCTGAAAGTGTACCTATACGAATAGATGCACCTCCTACTCGATTTAATACAGATACAACGTTAGACTGAAGTCCGGTAATATCACCAAATTCGGTTACCTTGCTTATATTAGCTTCAAGTTCTTCTATACGAGTAACGTTATCACTCAGATCAACAGATATGATAAAGATATTCGAGAAATTTCCGTTGATATTGGCAACATTGGAAACATGAACACTTTCGAGTGTTTCTATACGAGTAACGTTAGAATTTACATCATCTTGTAATACGGTAATATTTGAAAAGTTAGCATTGATATTAACAACGTTTGATGTATGAATGCTTTCGAGTATTTCTACGCGAGCAGCGTTCGATACATGGTTTTGTTCGAGTACTGATAAAATTGGTTGATACACACCTTGACCACCCGGAAAGGAAATAGAGCTTAAAAATGTTTCCAACTCAATAACATTGGATTGAAGATTGCTAACATTGGAAAATGTATTAGAGGAAAGAACTTCGATATCAGAAGTTCTCGCAAACAATTGTTCTGTATCGCCTACATCAACAGTCGAAGCACCTTTAGCGATTACTGTACGATCACCATTATCATCAAGAACATTGTATACAATTTCTCGGACTTGAGGCGTTTTACCAACCATGGTATACTACTTTAGTTACCGAATAAAATTCCCGACATTCCGTCCTGGATACGCAACACATTGAAATTCAATGCATAAATTCTAATGTCTTCACCAGTTCTTAGTGTACCCAATTTTACGTCTCTTAACTGAAGATTGGCGTTGTCAAGCCTGCTGAAATTACATGTTCCTGTAGATTTGTAATCCGATGCGTTTGTACAGAAATGATACACGTAATATCTTGTATAAAACGGTGTATTGTATTGTTCGTGGAAAGAAGAAACACCATATTCAGAATTATAATAGTTTTGAGCGGAGTGAAAATATGTTGGTGTCATGTTTTCTAGTAATGGTGTTCCGTTGATTAAAATATCTGCCGTATGAAACGTGAATCGATCTTCTATGACATTACTTGAGTGTGTGGGAATACCAAAAAATATAGATTTGACCGGGTGATTGAATGCAGATATATCAAAGTCATTGTAATTTGTACTCAATTTTTCTTTTATAGTTTGTGTCTGAGTAATAATGAAATCAAGCTTACTGGATGTAAACCTTTGTCTTTCTTGTGCATCTAAATACACATAATTACCATATAACTTGGTGGTAAAAGGTATTTCTGAATTCTTTTTAAAGTTTACACGTACTTCAACCTGGTGATATTGTAATGATACCATGGGTATGAAGGAACCCTTTCCGTTAAAGAAAAACGTGAGAGGTAAAAAGTTTGTGTTAGTTACAGAACATTTGTTGTTAATCTCCTGAGATTTAGTATATGTATCAGCTAAATAGTTTTGATAAATATCACTAACGAAATCAAATGGTTGTGAGTCTATTTTTTGACCTCCAATATAAAGATTGATGGTAGAACCTTGAAACACGTCTACTAGATTCTTACCTTCAAACCATAATCCCGTAAGAATATCACCATTAACAGGGATGACACAAGAATCGTCGGATAATGTAAACTCTTTTATTAACTTTGGAGCCTGTGCAAAATTTGTGTGTCTCGTGTATTTAGAAGTGAACAAAGACGTTCCTTCGTTACTCGTATAAAAAACATCCTGAGCACCCTTAGCGACTAACTGGATCAGTGGCCCAGACATATCTATTACTTAATCAGATTATAAAAATAAACACTTTCCCTGAAACAGGTTTCCGTCTTCTTCCTGTCCTTGAACAGCATCTACGTTGAAACCACCTTGTTTGTATACTCGTAAACGCTTTTTATACATAGCAAACAGTATAGACCATTGATCTACAATATCATAGATATGTGGGTTGTTTTGCTTTCCCGGTGTCTCTCTCATGACACGTCCTATAGATTGTTGAATATCAGATTTGGGTGTTGCAAGAATAACGGTGTCTAACGTAGGGATATCTAAACCTTCGTGTGCTTGACTGAATGTGGCAAATATAATTTTCTTTTTTGAAGATGCCTCTAAATCAGCTTCCTTCATTCCTCCCATGTAAAGTCCAGAACTTTTAGGAAAACATTGATGAAGAAATTCACAATGTTGTCGTCTGTCACTGAGTACTAGTAATTGCCTCGATCCACTAGATGCTTTCTTTACAAGACCAACTAACATTCTATTTCTACCACGATGCTCA